ATGAATACGAACATAGCTAACGTACCTGGGCTTACTGCAAACAACTTACTCGGTGCATACGGGGCTTCCGACTTCGTTACCAATAGAGCTGCATCCATCCCAGCAAATATCAGAGAGGGGAAATACCTTGATGCTGCTGTAGATGCAGGTATCGGTGCATTGGATATAGCTGGGGCGGGTAGCCTCGCTAAAGATATCGCAAGGACGGGGGGAACCGCTTTACGCGAGGGAAGGAACTTCTTTAGAATTGGAGGCAGCAAACCTAAGCTTTTGGGGATTGCGGATGCTTCTAACTCAACTATAAAGCAAAGGGGGATCCGACCGCTTAAAATGATGGGATATAAGGGTCCTGAAATTAACATGGGTACCAAGACTCAGTCTCCCAATGAGGTTTTTGCACCGTCCCTCCTTGAACCGTACTCTCAGCGCACTGATATAGCATATACAGATGCAGTGGCAGGAGAGGGCAGTGAATTTGTAAGAAGGTATTTCGCTGACCCTCAGGTTCAACAACACTACAGAGATCTGGCTGGAGATGGAAGCCCGAGTTTCACTAACATGAAAGATGCGGTTACTGTGATGTATGATGACGCCGCAAAAATTCAATCAAAGCAATCTCTTTTGGCCGCACCCGAAAGAATGAGAGTTCAGGAGATCGCAGAAAAGGACTTTGGCGGCGACTATGCGAGAATGTTTCAAGAGAGCGAGGAGGCTTCACGCCTTCAGTCTCAGTACGTACAAAGAATGAAAGACGCAGGAAAAGTAGCGACAGACAAAGTATATCAGGCTTCTCTTCATCCAGATTTTGATCCAGAAAGACTAACTCAAACCATCATAGACAATGATGATGCAGTAGCTCTTGAGGCGCTTTTCCTTAGGGGGCAAAGGACACCAGATCCAATTATGAGCCATGGGAACGAGTTCATCGGTGAAGACTTCCGTGGCGCATATTACTCGGACCTTGAGTCGGTTATTCTGCACAATGCAGAAAGGGGAAACAAAAGCACAGCTGCTCACGAGTCTCAACATTTTGCCGACTCTCAGTTTCTTAGGGGGGCTAACAATCCAAGCTCCGATAACCCCAACGCCGCAAGAAAAATTTTGAACGGAATTTCTGAGTCTGTATCTCCTCAGTACAAGGATCATGTAATAACGAACTCCACCTCCCAACCCACGCAAGACTACAATAAATACCTTGCCAATCCTGCGGAAATTACCGCAAGGACTCGTGAAGCTCAGAGATATTTGGCCGATGTTCTCCTGAACAACCCTACAGGAAACTCAGCCGTAGGAAATCTTTCTCGAAAAGAAAGGGTCGCCTTTTTGTTGGGAGACTTTTCAGTTCTGGATGATTCTTCTGTCATGAATGTTTTTAATGCTGCATTTAAGAATATGGCAAAGGATGATATGAGAGGGGTAATAAGAATGTTCAACGAAGTTGTTGATGGGGGAAAGGTTGTTCACTCGCCTTATCTTGCACCGAAACGCACGACCATGAATATGTCAGACAGAAAAAAGGAGGCTATCTCCAACCTGTTTAAGTACGCTCTTGCAACAACTGGTGCTGGAACTGCGTATGGTTCTATGGATTCCGATCAGCAACCACCAACGGGGCTGTCTCAGGGTGGTATGATCACCATGAAGAAGCAACGTGGCGGAATGTCGGCTATCAGAAAATGACTATCTTTACTGCATGAATTTCTATAGAAAAGCAATGATGGCCGAAGGCGGAGCAATGCCGCAGCCTGCACAAGAAGGACAGATGTCCGAAGGCATGAAGCAACTCCAGATGCTGAAGGCCGCTCGCGATAAAGCTATTGAAGAAAAGAACATGGAGATGATCGGGAAGATCGAGACTGTCATCAAAGACATGTACGATCAGCTCGACGAGAGAGGCCGCGAGGTTATCTCCGAGCTGTTCCCTGATCTCGACTTCATGATGGACTCTGAAGAAGAAGCTCGCGAAGCTGGTATGATGGAAGAGGAAGGGGAGGAAGAAGAAGCGGAAGAGTACGGGAAGGGTGGCTACGTCAAGATGTACGGAGGCGGTGGCTACATGAAGGAAGGAGACAAGAAGGCTTCTTACGATCCAAAGAAGGCAGCTATGATGAGGGGCCTTGAGAGACAGATCGCTGAAGCCAAGGGGACGCCAGCGGTCAAGCAGCTCATAGACAAGTACCGCGCCCTCACCAATACGTGAGACACTACTACTTCAACGCGAAAAAGAAAAGAACCGACTCCGCTACGGAGAACGAGAAACGTAGACTAAATAATGAAGCTGTCAAAAAATCTCTCACTCGCCGAAGTAACGAAAAGCGTAACAGCTAAGCGCCTCGGCATAGACAATACACCTGATGACTGGACTAAAGAGAATCTTCGCCAAGTTGCGATCAATATATTTCAACCTCTTAGGGATAGCTTCGGCTGCCCTGTATACGTGTCGAGCGGCTATCGTTCGGCTGAGCTCAACACTGCTATCGGCGGTTCGAAGCGCAGTCAGCATGTGGAAGGAAGAGCACTTGATCTGGACGCAGACGTATACGGACGCTGTACAAACGCTCAGATCTTCAACTACATTAAAGACAATCTGGAATTTGATCAGCTCGTTTGGGAGTTTGGTGATGAAAGCAATCCTGATTGGGTTCACGTCAGTTTCGTTTATGATGGCAATAATCGTAAGCGCTGTCTCAAAGCTGATCGTGATGATCAAGGAAAGACGTTCTATACAGTAATATTTGACTAATGCCATCACTAGGACTAGGACTCGGAATACATAAAGGAGGGGTACCGAAGAAAAGCTTGCTCCTCGACAAGTACGATATGGATGCAGCTTTCTCGCTGCGTAAAGTGAGGGCCGACTACAACGGCCCTTGTGTTCGTGTGAGAAACAGCAGCGGGGAGTTTGCTGATATCGGGTTCACAAACCAAGGTACTCTCGATGTCGATACGCTTAACGCTCACTGCGGAGACAACGACGGTACAGTACAGACGTGGTACAACCAGTCCGCTGAAGGTGGTAGGTTCAATGCGGTTCAGGATACTACGGCAGGCCAACCGATTATCTACGACGCCTCAGAAGGGGGGTACCTCGGGTATATTGAGAACACAGGTAATATGTACCTGCGTTTTGAAAACCAGCTTACTGGTGTAACTAATGCGGCAGTGGTGTACGAGAATACAACAGCTCCTGCATCCTTTAGTGGTTCTGCCTATGTTGTTGGTGAGCACGAAGTTTCTAATGCTGGCGGTAACGGTATTCTTGTTGGTCACAACAGTGTTAATGGATTTTCTTTTGTTCCAGATTCAGGAACAAACATCCAAACAAACACAGGCGAAGGTCAGAACGAAAAGCACGCTGGCTTTATTTATACGGGAGGCTCTGATAAGTTTGCTGTTGTAGATGGTTATGTTTGTGGGGAAAGCTCAGATGCTGGATCCGCTAATTTCGACTACATATTCACTAAGGCTAAGAATGACGGTGGTCAAGACTCTTTTGATTTCGTAGGCAAAGTGTGGGAGGTCTTCCTCTCTACTTCTGACCTCTCAGCTAAGCGTATAGCACTAGAGAACAGCATTCTTTCAGCGAACGGATTGACAGTCCCTGATCAGACGCTGCTAGAGAAGTACGACGGAGCTGCTGCATCATACTCTTTGCGCTGCGTAAACAGATCTCACGTAGGACCTATACTCAGAGTAAGAAATGAAGTCGACCACGCGCTCAGAGTTGTCGTCGATCAAGACAATCTTGGGGACACAGACGCTAGATTAGGTATACAGAAAGTCGTGCCTGGAGTTTCTAGTGCTGATACATATACTGTTACATTTGAAATATATGCTGACTGCCCCTCAATAACTGGCAATGTAAATCTATCGGCTCAAGTCGGTGGCGCGACTCGTTCTACAACTCCAACTAGCGTTGCTCAAAATCAGTGGGTTTCAGTAAGTATCGACTCTGGGGCCGCTCCAGATAGCGGTTTGTTTAGAGTGTACTTTGCTGGTACAACGTTGCAGTCTTTAGACAGTGGTGACAGAATTTATTTTAGGAACTTCGACTACGATCACGCAAACGGGGGAGCCGCAGTAAGCTACGAATCTGACTTTAGCAGTGACGTTGATGGGTTCACCAAGTCAGGCACCGAATCTGGTGACTTTTCCTTGAGTGGTGGCCTGGGTAGTTCTCCTATTAAAAACATATACCTACAAAGCGATGGAACTCTAAATACGGATTACCTCGAAACTCAATGTACTCTAGCCACAGACAAGTTCGATGGATTTGTTCAGACGTGGTACGACCAAGCAGGTTCAAACGACGCGACACAGACGACTAGCTCATACCAACCGAAGATTTATGACGCAACTAATGGCGTGTTGTTGGAGAATGGTAGGCCTGTAATCGATACCATGACAGATGAACATGGAATGCCGTTTACCTCAACCATTCAAGCCTCAAGCCAATTCATTGCAACTGTCGGCTACATCAACAATCAAAATATTTTCATTGGAAGCTCCGATTATTTTTGCTTCATAAATAACGCTACGACTTTGGTGAGGGCGAATAATGTTTCTGAATCATACACATCTCCGACGGTATCAAATCAAACTATTTTAACATACACTAGAGATGGCTCGCAAAGCGAGCTTTTTCAAGAGGGTGTCAGTTTAGGGACGTCTACTGCCCTATCTACAGAGGTCAGCGACTACGACGGAATTGGAACTTACCAGCGTGCAGGCGCGGCTAATTTCAAAATGCAAGAAATCGTCATTTACGATTCAGACCAATCGTCCAACCGAGAAGGCATAGAGTCCGACATCAACGCTCACTACCTCATCTACCAAGAGGCGACAGCATCCCCAACTTCTGGGTTCTTGGCTGATTACAGCGGAGCTGCTGCAGCATACTCTGTAAGACAGCTCGGTGACGCTAACCTATGCATGAAGGTTAGAAGAGACGGTGATGACGCAGAGAAGAACATAGGGTTTGGTAGCGACGGGTTTGTAGACACGACTGCTATCTCAGACTTCTGCGGTACTGACAACGGGTTTGTCGTCACTTGGTTCGATCAGAGTGGTAACGATCAGGACGCAACTCAAGACACTCCATCAAACCAACCTAAGATTTACGACGGGACTGATGGAATAACAAAAGAAAATGGAATCCCAACCATTCAGTTTGACGGAACGGACGATTACCTTAAAGCAGATGGGTATATAGTTGAGCTGAGTCAAAACTCTGCCTCTGTTTTTGTCACGGCAAATGGAGGCACTCCTGATGTAAACACTGATTATCTCTTGTCGGAAGGTGACTCATCCGACCCATATAGTAGCAACTTCATATTCGGTGGAGGTTCATCAACTGGTAGCGCACCCGTTTTGTGGGTTAATGGAACGAATTTTGGAACCATCACGACTGGTCAACACGTAATAGGGTTTGACTATGACGGGACAAACTTCCAGGCTCACCTGGATGGATCTACCGCAGGATCATCTGGAACAGCCACTGTAAATTCAGAAACATCTGGAGGGGGAACTCATATTGGAACAAGAGCCGATGGAACTACTGCATTTTACAATGGAAATGTGCAAGAGATTATTACTTACAAGTCAGGTAAGTCTTCCGATCGTTCTGACATAGAGTCCAACATCAACGATGCTTTCGACATTTATCCGTCAACCGAAACTCCTACTTCAGGATTTCTAAGTGAGTTCTCTGGTGCTGCCGCTGCATACTCAGTACGTAAGCTCGGGGATTCCCCAGTGTGTATGAGAGTCAGAAAGACTGTCGGCGCTGTCGACTACTACCAAATCATCGGCTTTGATGCTAACGGAGATCTCGATACAGCAGCCATCGAAGAGTTCGGGGGTAGCGCTGACGTCCACGTTCAGACGTGGTACGATCAGAGCGGGAATGGTAACGATGCGACGCAGACGACGACGAGCTCACAGCCGAAGATTTACGACGCGACGACGGGCGTGGTGACGGAGAATGGGAAACCAATTATACAGGACAATGCTTCAGCCCTTGCCCATCTTACATCGTCGTTGTCATTGGGTACGGGAAATTTTGCTTTCTCGGTTTTATCTACAAGCTCCTCTTTCTTTTGCTTCTTGGAAGGAGACGCTTCGACGGAATTTTTGTTTGTCGGTCAAAGCGGCAGTAGTGCAGCGTCGTCTTCAAATGCATCGAATATAACTGCCTACCTCGATGGAGGTAGCGCAAATCTATCGACAAGGCAAAATGTATATAATGAATTTTATTTACAGCAGCGTTTGTTGTCAGTTGAATTCGATATGACCACCGCTCAAACCACAATTGGCTACTCATTTTCTCCGTCTGTCAAAATGATGAGCGTCCAAGAACTTATTGTGTATGGCTCTGACCAATCCTCCAACCGCTCAGTTATCGAGGCCAACCTCAACCACTACTACTCGATCTACTAATACTCTTCTACATGCCTGTAAAAAGCCTGCACTAACATGCGGGCTTTTTGCGTTATAGCATACCGCACTCGGTAGTTCATCTTTGTCTCGTCACGGAACAAGTGATCCTCCGCAGTCTGACTAGGGGTCAGCCTGTCGAAGTGCTTGTAGATGTACCCCATGTTCATGAGAGGATAGAGGGCTCTCTCCCCTAGCTTCTTCTTGGACATCTCGTAATCCTCAGAAGCAAAGTCTTTAGTGAAGAACTCCAGGTCGTACCCCCACACCAGGAAGTCTAGGTGGCTACCAGTGATACCTTTCTGTTCGCAGAAATCTATCTTCGCTGTTCTGTAATACTTGAGATAGTTTTTGTTTAGGTATCTATCCTGCATTACAGAGAACTCCCTGAATTTGCGAGACTTACGGACTTTGGACTTAGGCATAATTAAATTCGTATCTTTATTGCAAAGATAGAACCATGGAACCTAAAGACCTAAAATTCATTGCAGACGTCTACCACTTGATCAAGGAGATCGAGGTCCTTGTAGAAGAAAACGACATGGGGCACAGGGTTATGGCTGCCATCTTTGTCGGAGTAATCGACGAGGGTGAGCTAGAAGATCTAGCAGAGCAGGAGGCTGAGTTCGGTCACGTCAACATGCGGTCTATGTACAGCTTCAATGTAGATAGCAAGCAAGAGCTTGAAGTGATTAAAGAGATTATGGATGAGGCTTACGGTAACGACAACCCAGACCTAGACGATCTGCTTGACGGGTTGGGCATATCACTTAACTAATGAAATACATTTTCCTTTTGCTGACCGCGATCAGCGGTACCCTCTTCGCGCAGCCACGATTTGATACTGGCAATACTCATGAAGGCAAATACGCTGCTGGTAGTTTCTTGACTCTCAGTGGGTTAGCTATGATTACATACACTGATGGTCCAACTGATTTTATCGGTGCTGTATGGCTGGCTGGGGGTGTAGCTAACTTAGCCTCAGGCGAGATAGAGTCTGAGTACAGAGACTACTACCCGACAGACATGAAGTGGCGTAAAGAGATACTGCCAGTCACATCTATGTTCCTAGCAGGGGCTATCAACGGCGTGAACCAAGACCTGCTGTTTCACTACCATGAGTTTGAGAACACGTTCCCCAATGCTAACCCAGAGTTTTGGGACCCTAGCGTAAGCTGGAGGAACAAGTACATGAACGGAGATCCAGCTCAGGGTGAGGCATTTCCAGGATCTAGTACTATATTTGTAGCTGCAACCGATGGCTATCACGCTACGGTAGCAGGAAGAAATTTAATGATAACCACCGCGATCTGCTTAGGGCCACGGACGAAAGGATGGAAACCATTTGTGAAGAGAACGCTGTTGTATTCTCTGAGCTACAGTCTTGGGTTTGAGCTGGTGTACGGGAAACTAATTCAATAATGGACGAAGGACTTATTAGGAAGATCATCATCGGGCGTGACCCGAAAGATGCTATGGCCTACTACATAGGCATGAGGGCTGGAGACGGGAAGGTCTCCGCCATACTAGAAGATGAGCGAGCATTTGTAAAATACAATAAGCGTCGCTATCTTGTGTACATCGAAACACCAGAAGGCACATTGCTTTGGAAAGCCATCGATGATATGCCGTGTATGCTAGAATTTGATTTGAACTTTTAATATGCAAAGTCTTAAGAGGTTTGTCGTAGAGCTCAAGAAGAGGCTCAATGACACCATGAAGCTAGATAGCGGACTGGAGCTGTACGTCGACACAAAGTACAATGAGTTCCAACACCGCGTTACAGAGGGGCCAATCGTCTCAGTGCCAGCCAAGTACGACACTGGGGCTAAGCCTGGAGACACCCTGTTCTTTCATCATCTTGTAGTTGTTAATGGAGGCCAGTCTCTTACGGGCGACGACGATCACTACCTTGTACACTACCACCCAGATATGGCAACCGAATCACAAGCGATTGCCTACAAAGGTGAAGACGGTATTGGATTGCTCGGAGGATGGGGTCTTCTTGAGCCAGTAGAAGAAACTAAAGAACCAGAGTCAGATGCAATCGAAATCGTCAAACTTAAGGAGGACAAGGTTACAAAGGGTCGTGTCGCTTTTACGGCTCCTTGGATTGAAGAACTTGGCGTCAAGGTTGGCGACGTGGTAGGGATACCCAGGAACATGGACTACCGCATCAAGATCGACGGCAAGGAGTATTACCGAACGAGAGCTCAAGACTTTTTGTATGTCGAGGAAAGCTAAGTTCACCACGCTAGACGCCTCGTCCCGTCTTATGGATAGCATGGCTATCGCTATAGACAATATGATCGAGGAAGTCAAGAAGCCTGTAGACCCAGAGGCTGGAGGCTCAGCCCGCAAAGCTGAGCTGCAAGCCGTAAAGCAAACAGCGGTAGATTGCAAGGAGCTAATTATCGAGCGACAGAAGCTCGAACAAATGATTAAAGAATTAAGTGACAATGGAAAAATCGAAGAAGACAAAGACTACTCAGGAGGTTTCGCTGAGCGATTCTCTAAATGATTGGAAGGAGATAGTCTATCAAAGAAACAAAGTAGACCATATGTTCTGGGAGGAATCCTGGAATGACGAAGACTAAGTTGGTTTCGTCAGGCGGCCCCCTACGCATACGGGGCAATCAAACTGGGGCGTAGTTCAGTTGGTTAGAGCGTCTGTCTTATACACAGGAAGTCGCGGGTTCAAGTCCCGCCGCCCCAACCATGCCCTCGTAGCTCAACAGGATAGAGCATTTCACTTCTAATGAAACGGTTACAGGTTCGAGTCCTGTCGGGGGTACAAATTAAATAGACATGGCACAATACAAATGCAGTTGCAGTGACGATATCGTGGATGCCACGGGCGTCAGAATCAGATTCATCGACGGGGAAGCCCGACACGATATCAAGTGTGAGAAATGCGGTAAGCACATGGAGGTCGCCAATCCGAAGACTGGCGTACCTAGCCTTGGCCGCATGAATAGACTAGGTCAGAGCTACTGATGTCAACGCTTATCGACATAGATGGATACGACGATAAGGGGATTAAGGTCGACCCTAACGGTACAGTGGGTGAGAGTGTTGAACTCCATGGGCTTCTTGTTGTCCTCCCGAAGAAACCAAAGCGATCTGAAATACTCTTCCATGAAAAGCCAAAGGCTATGCAACTGTGGCAGCGCCTTCCTATGCCCGAAGAGTTGCAGAAGATACGAAGTATGGATGAGTGGTACGAGAAGCCTTCCGAGTTCCGTAGGAAGTTTTCTGGTTATATCGAGAAGGAGTTTGAGCGGCGGCGTGACGGTGTTTGGTTTTACAATCATGGCGTCCCTACGTACATTACAGGAAGGCACTACATGCTTCTCCAGTGGTCAAAAATCGATATCGGATATCCTTACTATCTTGCGTTCCAGAGAGAAATCTTTCTCCACATGGCTGCGTGCGAAGCTGACCCCCGTTGTCTCGGCCAGCTTTATACTAAGTGTCGCCGTTCTGGGTACACTAATATATGCAGCTCTGTACTTGTGGACGAAGCTACACAGGTTAAAGACAAGCTTCTAGGGATACAATCTAAGACGGGTAAGGATTCCCAGGAGAATATATTCATGAAGAAGGTGGTTCCGATCTTTAAGTCGTACCCCTTCTTCTTTAAACCCATTCAAGATGGAACGACCAATCCGCGCATGGAGCTGGCTTTTCGCGAGCCGAGTAAGAGAATCACGAAGAAGAATAAGACTTCGCAGAAGGGCGACGCTCTTAATACGGTAATCAACTGGAAGAACACCACAAACAACGCATACGATGGCGAGAAGCTACACATGCTTTACCTCGACGAGGCGGGCAAGTGGGAGAAGCCTGTCGACATTAGGGAGGCTTGGCGTATTGAGCGCACGTGTCTTATTGTGGGTCGCAAGGTGGTGGGAAAGGCTTTGGTGGGTAGTACTGTAAACCCTATGGGTAAGGGCGGCAGTGAATACAAAGCCCTGTGGGAGGATAGTGACCCGTCGGAACGCAACGCCAACGGCAGAACGAAGAGCGGCCTGTATCGTATCTTCATACCTGCTTATGAAGCTCTCGAAGGTTTTTTTGACAAGTACGGAAGTCCAGTCGTGGAAGATCCTGATACTGTTCTCGACGGTATTGATGGTGATGACGTGGCTGGAGGGGCGAAGCGATACCTAAAGAACGAGAGGGACTCTCTTAAGTCTGATGCCTCCGAACTAAACGAGGTGGTGCGTCAGTTTCCGTTTACTGAAGAGGAGGCTTTCCGAGACAGCGTTGAGGGGAGCATCTTTAACATCGGAAAGATCTATCAGCAGATAGACAGCAACGAAGACCTGTATCCAAATCCTGTTGTGCGTGGCAACTTCTTGTGGAAGGAGATAGACAAAGAGGTGGCCTTCACTCCAGACCCTAATGGAAGGTTCCGTGTGTCATGGATGCCTCCTACTGAGATGCGTAACGTAGTCAAAGAAGAAGGTGGGAAGAAGATTCCCCCGTTTGATTATCTAGGCTGTGGGGGCGTTGACTCCTATGACCTTGACGCCACGGTTGATGGCCGTGGCTCTAAGGGGGCCCTGCATCTGTACAATAAGTTCAGCATGACAGAGACGCACCCGTCCAACATGTTCGTTGTGGAGTACGCCTCACGCCCTGACCTGGCCAAGATATTCTACGAGGATGTCTTGATGGCTTCTTTTTTCTACGGGTACCCACTCTTAATTGAAAACAATAAGTACGGCATCGTAAGATACTTTGAGTCAAGGGGTTACGATGGCTACGTAATGAACAGGCCAGACCACCTTCGTCCACCTGGAAGCAATAGCAATGTCCGCACCAAGGGCATCCCCTCTAACTCTCAGGATGTCATCCACGCTCACGCTCAAGCTATCGAGCAATACATCTTCGATCACGTAGGAGAGAAGGAGGACGGTAGTGTTGGCAATATGTATTTCAACAGAACCCTTGAGGACTGGATCGGGTATCGCATAGACAAGAGAACTAAGTTTGACTTGACTATCAGCTCGGGCCTGGCCCTGCTTGCTGCACAGAAAGTTAAGGTGGAAAAGAAGGTGGTTGCGTTTGACGACAAGAAGTTCTTTAGGCGCTACAGGCCTAATGCCTAAGGGGTTACTTTATTTACACTATATTTGTGCTATAAAGGAATACTGTAAATGTCCTACTCTAGCACGAATAAAAAATCCAGTACTTTCCCAGATCCACTAGCTCCTGTTTCGCAGAAGCTCGATAAGTCTTACGGGCTGAAGTACGCGAAAGCTATTGAAGCTAACTGGGGCAAGATCGATGATGAGTCTGGTACGTACCAAAAGCGTCGTCGAGAATTCGAAAGAAACCGCGACTATGCTAACGGGACTCAGGACACAACTATCTACAAGCAGATCCTCAACAGCCTCGACCCTAACAACGGAGACGGTACGCTGCTGAATCTGGACTGGGCCCCTGTACCCATTATACCTAAGTTCGTCAAGATCGTAGTCAATAAGATCTTGTCGTCTGACCCATACCCTAATCTTCAGGCTATCGATCCAGTATCGAGTAGCGAGAAGGATGCCAAGAAGCGCAAGCTGCAGATGCAGGTACGCAACAAAGACATGTATGCCCAGATGAAACAGTCTGGCATTCAGATGTCTGCGGATGCGAGCGAGATTCCAGACACGCTGGAAGAGGCGGAGATCTTCTTGGAAACAAATGTCAAGACTGACGCCGAGGTTGCCGCACAGATAGCGACGAACATGACGCTGTCTTGGAACGACTTCAATGACTCTACGTTTAGGCGCTGCGTCAATGACCTCGTGACGCTGGGTATGTCTGTCGTAAAGAGAGAGAATGATCCTAACTACGGCATCACCACCAACTACGTGGATCCATGCGACTTCGTTCACAGCTACACGGAAGACCCTAACTTTAAGGACTTGGTGTATGCTGGTCACGTAAAGACTGTCACCATCGAGGAGCTGAAGAGAACTAGTGGTAATGACTTTACCGAGGAGGAGTTCGAGAAGATCGCAAAGTCTGTAGCTGGGAAGTTCAACAACGACTCATCAGTCTTCGGGAGAAAATACCACGACGACAAGCGTGACAGAATGAAGTATGGGTACGACGAGTACCGCATTCAAGTTCTTGACTTTGAGTTCCTGTCTGTTGACTGCATCTACTTCGAAGACAAGGAGAACCGCTTTGGCAACACCAACTTCTTCTACAAGGGAGAGGAGTACGTCGAGCCTAAGAGCTCTGTCTACGAGCGCAAGGCTCACAAGATGGAGAACGCCACGGTATACGGTGGTAAGTACATCGTAGGAACCGACTATGTCTACGGGTATGGGATGAAGACCAACATTCCTAAGAACATCCACGACTTGAGTAAGGCTCGCTTGTCTTACTCTATTACGGCTACCAACATGCGTCGCATGATGCCTAAGTCTATCGTGGGTAGCATCACTGGTTTTGCAGACCAGCTTCAGCTCACCCACCTTAAGATCCAGCAGGCGGTCGCTAAGGCCAAGCCTGATGGATTGATTGTAGACATCGAGGGGTTGGACAACGTACAGCTCGGTAGGGGCGGGGAGCTCCAGCCGCTGGAGATCCAAGACATCTACGAGCAGACT